ATACAACCAAGTATATATTAATTTAACTATTTTACGTATCTCTCTAGTTATATTTTGTGTCTTTTTATCAATTATTATGTAGATACAAAAATCACGTTCTTTTATATTAAAATTTATTTTTGAACCAATTTTATCCATTTTATCAATATATTTTTTGATTGAAACAGGATAATAATTAAATTCAGGAGGTATAACGTTATTAGTTAATGTTAAATTTAGTTTTTCATAATTAATTTTAGAAAGTTTATGTTTTTTAATACCATCTACAATCTGTCTAATTAATTTTTCAATAATAACAGTAGAATAATTAGAAATATTAATATTAGATTGTAATTCTGGAAAATTAGTATTAATATATGGTATAATATTATTATTATATAATTTCATTTACTATATGTTAAGATAATTTATTAATCATATCTACTTTTATATTCAACAAATTTTTCAGATTTATTGAATTCATAAGGAATTCCAATACCATGTTCTCTAGGTATCTCATAATTAGTTGATTTACATAGTGTGTTATCAATGTTTGATTCTACATTTATTACAGATGTAGATATCAAATTATTTGTATTTTCCTTGACGCTGCTATCATTAATATATAATTTATTAGCTAATTGTTTATTTTCTATAATTATGTTAGAATTATTAACTAAATCATTAATGTCTGTATGTTTATAATTATCAAGTAGTTTCTCAGAGCTCTCATCTATTTCGTTAAAATCGTCATTATTCACAATAGGCGAGTGATTTATATCTGATGGTATAATTTCAATATTTGATGTTTTCATAGGAATACGTTTAAAACTATTGCTGCAAAAATCAAAGAAATTAAAATTCATTATATTATATTTTTGTATAATAAAATTGAAATGGATATTATATTAAATTATAATAATAATAAACAAACAAATGGGAATAAAAAATCTAAATAAATATTTTTATGATAATTGTAGTAAAGAATCTATTTCAAAAATACATTTTGAAAAATTACGTGGTAAAACAATCGTAATTGATACAAGTATATATTTGTATCAATTTTTAAATGAAAATGCGTTAATAGAAAATATGTATTTATTTATTTCAATAATGGCTTTATATGATATAATCCCAATATTTGTATTTGATGGGAAACCACCACCAGAAAAACGAGAATTAATAAAAAAACGATACGAAGAAAGAAAATTAGCAGAATCTAAATATAAAGAATTAAGTAATTCTTTACAAAATATGTCAGATCTAGAAAAATCAAAAATATATAATGAAATGGAATTATTAAAACGACAATTTACACGTGTATATGAAGAAGATATTATTAAAGTAAAAGAATTATTAGATGCTTATAAAATATTATATATAAATTCACCAAACGAAGCAGATGATCTTTGTGTATATTTGGTAAAATCAGGTATAGCATGGGGATGTTTAAGTGATGATATGGATATGTTTGTATATGGATGTCCTTATGTATTAAGAAATTTAAGTTTAATGAATCATACTGTAATGTTATATAATACAAATAGTATATTAAAAGAATTAAACATTTCACAAAAACATTTTTGTGAAATTACAACATTATCTGGAACAGATTATAATATAGATATGAAAACATCATTAAATGAAACATTAAATCATTATAATAGTTACAATAAGTATATTAACAAATGTAAAATAAATAATACAAATTATAATCAATTCTATATTTGGTTATTAAAGAATACAAAATATATAACTGATTATAGGTCGTTAATTAATATATTAAATATATTTATGGGAAAAAATTATGATAATTATAAAAATATAGAAGTTATTATAAATAAAATAGAGCCTGATATTAAAAAAATACGTTTAATTATGGAAAAGGAAGGGTTTATATTTTCGTAGAGTTATACAACAGATGACATATAAGAACCTTTATAGTCTTCAATACCTGTATGCGTTAAATTAATACTAACATCTATTAATACTTCGCCTCCCATTTTTCTCCATCTATCACAAAATACCCAATCTTCTGAATGATAACTATTGTTTTCTATACGACAATCGAATAAAGCATATGCATATTTATTTTCTTTTTCTGTTTTTAAAAAATTTACATCATCAGTATATTTTGTAGAAGAATATTTTACAAACATGAGTTCTATAGTTTTTCTTTTGATTAACATAAATCCTGTAGCAACGTGTTTAACCTTTGCGGTATTATGATTTATAGATAATTTTTCATTTAAATAATTTAAATTATAATTAACAAGATTATATCTAATATAATTTTCATTATTAGTATTATGTAATACACTATTGTTTTTATGATTTATAGATTTTTCTACAAAATCTAGATTATTTGTTTTCGAATCGGGTTTAACTAATTTATTCCAGTTATATTTTTTAATAGGATATACACCACCGATTAATTGTGCATCGTGACAAATTAACTTAATAATATCTTCAACTTCCCATTGTATATCATTATCAATAAACAAAAAATGTGTATTATCTTCATTACTCATAGCTTTCGCAATTAAATTATTACGTGCTCTAGTAACAAGACTATCATTTCTACAAAATTCAACATAAATAGGTATATTAAGTTTTTTAAAAACAAACATAGTATTAAGTAAAGAAGTGATATAACCTACATGGCATATATCACCAAAACACGGGGTTAATATTATCAATTGTAATTTGTTATTATTAATATATGTTTTGATCTTCTCTTCAAAATCAGGTGACAGTTTATAATCAGACATATAAATATTATAATCAGATAATATTTATACCATTACATAGTTAATTATATTACATATTAATTTTTAGTTATAATTTTTCTCTTTTAAATATTTTTATGGTTTAATTTTTCTCTTTTAAATATTTTTATGGTTTAAATTTTCTCTTTTAAATATTTTTATGGTTTAAATTTTCTCTTTTAAATATTTTTCTGGTTTAATTTTTTGTAATTAATTTTTATTTTTATGCGGAAGATAGTGTGCCGTCAGCCTTGTAGAAGTGGTGCTTCATGAAACGCTGAAGATTAAAGTAAGTAAGCTCGTCCTCCTTAGATAGCTTGAGAAGCTTTGAAAGCTTGGTATCAGCATGGATAATACGACCATTGTTCTTATCCTGTAGCTTATGTTGCTGGATGTATGCGTTGATCTCCTTGCTTACCTCAGTGCGTGCCATCTCAGTTCCTACACTCTTTCCAAGGAAATGGGCAAGCTCGTCACTAATACGGGTAGGCTTGATGAAACCAGAAGGCTTACGGTTACCAGTGTTTCTGCGCTTCTTGGCAGATGCCTTCATGGCAGTCTTCAACTCACGGGTTACACTCTTCTCGAGAGTCTTAAAATCATTCTTAACAGCAGAGAAGAGACCTACCATTTGCTGAAGCTTGGCACTGAACTCAGAAAGCTTTAGTGCCATGCTAGCAGAGGGGTCAGCCTGAGGCTCAGTTGCCTCTACAACAGGCTCGGGGGCAGGGGCAGGAGCAGGTGCTGCCTCAACAGTAGTCTTAGATGCCTTCTTAGAACGAGGCTTGGATTCAGTGGGCTTATCAGATGTCTTAGATGTTCTAACCATTATGATTATATACTATAATACCGTGTCTTTTTAAGTGGTTTTTAATAATAACTATTATTTTACACACGATAAATCCTAATAGTTATATATTAATTTTATAAATTATGTAAAATATGTAAAATATGTAAAAATATATAAATTACATACTTACAGACTCATATAACCAAGGTAATGCATTCTTAGCATCATCAGATACCAATGTTAATGCGGATAAACAATGTAATGTTCCTATTTTTCGGAAATCATTGTTAATTCCACTATATATCATATTTTCAAATACAATTAAACAAGCTTCTTGTATTTGTGGTCTAGACAAATCACTATGTAATACTGGTCTTGAAAATATACCATCAAATGGTCCATAAAATGGACATATATTATTTTGAGTTTCTCTAGTAAGCTCACTTCTATAATACCATATTTCGTATAACTTTCTATATAATTTTATATAACTTGAAATTTCCAGATTAGAAAACCATTGTTTATCTGTATAGTTTCCAAGTACATCAATCTCCATAAATAGTTCATTGATTCTATATTCAATTGTATTATCTCTTATATTTACAATACGTAAGTACCTAGTTAAATCTTCTTCAGAATGTATAAGTCTAGGTATAGGAGAATAGCGGTTGGATGAACGATTACGTATTCGGTATCTAGGTTGAGTATTAGAAATTAAACGGTATCTAATATTTATTTTAGAAAAGTTATTACATATTATAAACGATAAATTATACAAATTTACAATCTGGTTTATAATATCATTTGAAAATTCTTCTCTAGTATAAGGATTCGTATTAGATTTTCTTTTAAACAATTCTATTAATGATGTGATATTAAATCCATATACAATATTTTTTGAATCTGTAAAACTATAAAAGTAATCGTTATCAATTTCATCTATATTTTCCATACTACAAAAATCCGTTTCATTTACACACAATTTTCGGTTATTTAAAGCAGGACCTCTTAATTTAATCATATTTCTTACCAATACTCCTCTGTATATTTTTTGAATTAAAATAACGTTACTTATTTTGTTAAAAAATGTTTCAATACGGTCGATTAATTCCTGTTTTCTACCACCTATACGTAATTTATATTGTCTTGCTGTAGCTTTTAAATGAGGTACTTTATATTTAGATAATATTAGTTGTTTATTAATATAATTATTATAACTTATATTTGGTAGCTTGTATGGTTTTAGAGTATTTTGTAATTTCATATCTATTTTATTAATATTATACATAATAATGATACAAATATTTCAATAATATATAACATATTTATTATATTATATTGTTTTAATTAAATAATAATAATAATACGAGAACGTAATATTACGATAAGTAATTTAAAATATGAAAAATAATATAGAAAATTGAATTAAAGATAGAGGTATAATTATATGTAACTAGTCAATTGATTATGTCTAAGTCACCTATTGTTGTTAAGTACACCGATTTCCAGCCGGATGCTATCCGATATATGCAACCCAAGATTAGTGATAGGGGTGCTAAATCTGTAAATGTTATTAGTAACCAGAGTGGAAGGGCTCTCTATATTTCAACACCATTGTTGATGACATGGGGAATTTCCGATTATGTAGATGATAAGGGAGAATCAGATAATAAATTTAATATGTCATTGGTATTTCCTAACGCAGATTATGAAACGGAACAATCTACTGAATTCCTAAGTAAGCTAAAATGCTTTGAAGAACAAATACTAAGTGACGCTGTAAAGAATAGTGAGGTTTGGTGGGGAAAAAAGAAGTCTAGAGAAGTGATTGAAGATAATTTCTTCCCTTTCTTGAAGTATCCTAAGGATAAGCTAACCGGTGAAGTTGATATGACAAGAGCACCTAGTATGCGTGCTAAGGTTCCTAATTACGATGGACGTTGGAATATTGAAATTTATGATACATCAAATCAAAAGATTTTCCCATGTGACAATGAGAATCTTACACCAATGGATTTTGTCCCTAAGAAGAGTAACGTAGCCTGTGTTCTTCAGTGTGGTGGTCTATGGTTTGGTGGAAAAGGTTGGGGAATGACATGGAGATTGAATCAATGTGTAGTAAAACCACATATTCAGGAAACTGTATTTGGTAAGTGTCATATTGAACTATCAAATGATGATAAGGAATTGATTGAAAAGCAACCTATCGCAGAAAATGTTAATGATAGTGAAGATGAAGAAGGTAAAGCTATCCCAGCTGTGCCAGTAAAAGAAACTACTAATACACAAGTCGAGGATACTGATGATGAATCAGAAGAAGAACCTGAGCCAGAGCCTGAACCTGAACCAACACCAAAGAAGAAGGTTGTTAGAAAGAAGGCTGAATCAACTGCTGACAGTAGTGAGCCAGAGCCAGCACCAAAGAAGAAGGTTGTTAGAAAGAAAGCAGCTTAATTATAAAACGAAATCTTGAATAAGAATTATAAAACGAAATCTTGAATAAACATTATAAAACGAAATCTTGAATAAAAATTATAAAACGAAATCTTGAATAAAAATT